ACGTTACATGCAAGCAGAAGAACATGCGGCGTTATATATTGCATATGTTATGCACGAAAGAGGTTGGGACATGAGCCGACTAAAACGACATTATGATTGGTCGGGTAAAGACTGCCCTCACAAAATGCACGCTACAGGCACATATCAACAGTTTAGAGATAAAGTACAAAAACACCTCGTCGCTTTAAATAATGGTAAGAAAACTCAGACAGGTACGGTTAATAAACCGGTACAAAAAGCACCTGCTAAGCAACCTGTTAAATCTAAAGGCTCTAAACGTATCAAAGCATGGTCTAAGACACCACATTATAAAGGAACGATTCAATATACTGCATCATTAAGACAGCGTGCAGGTAGTGATTTCAGTAACTACACATTCAACAAAGAAATTGGAACGCTTAAAAAAGGCGAGACTGTCTATATCTTCGAAGAGATTCAAGATGCAGAAGGTAATATATGGTGCAGAACATATTCGCCATCTAATAATGGTTGGGTACACAAGCACACAATTAAATAGGTAAGAAATCAACCCTGCACTCGTTTGAGTGTGGGGCTTTTTTTATTTCGGTCATATACCCTAATATTTTAAAATTCGGTTAAATAGCCGAAGAAATACACGAATAAATACCCTACTTATCGTTTGATAGGTAGGGTTATTATTTGTGTTTATATTATCGATATGTTCGTACTAATAAATTAAACACTAAAAAACAAACTGTATATCCACACTAGAATTATCAACATCTATACGCTTTACAAGTAAATGTATAAGGTTCTGCAACTCGTAATCCGTTGCATCATCAAAGTTGAATTCTTTTGCCATTTCCAATACTTGCAATTTTGACTGATTATCTTCTATCTCGGTATTCTCCAACGCTTCCTTTTCTGTATTAATTTCTTCAAGTTTCTTATCGAGTATCGACTTACTGATACTATCTTCTATATATAGATTCAATAACTTTTCTGATTGTTTCTCTAACTCATTTAAACGCTTGTCTATAGCCTTATCGTCAATCGTGTTAGTTTGTATGTCATCTATCTTCAAGTCGATGTCTAGTGCCTTAATTTGCGAAATAACAGCATGTTCTAATTCATCTTTTTTGATAGACTTGGTATTGCATCTGAACGGATTGTGATTCACTTTATTACGTTTATTCGTATTGCATTTGTAGTATCTTCGTTCATATCGTTTATCCTTATAAGTTGATGATGAAACAGTACCCTGCATTTTATAACCACAACATTTACAATAGGTTAGACCTGTCAACATGTAGACAGCGTCTGACTTCTGTTTACTGTTGCGACTATCTCTTAATACTTGTACTTGATCATAGATAGATTTATCAATGATTGCCTCATGTATGCCCTCGTATGATTCGTCCATATAATCAAAATCGCCTGTATAGGTCCTACGTCTTAATATCTGCCATATATGATGGGATGACTTAATCACGTTAGGATGTTCTTTTTGCAGCTGCATGAATATTTTCGTTACACCTAGTCCCTTAACATAGTAGTCATAAATCTTCTTGACAATCATCGCTTCATAATCATTGATGATTAGTTCGCCATCGATATAATCATACCCGAATACTTTGCCACCATATCCACTGATTCTACCTTCTTTCGCACGTTGTATCATTCCCATGCGTGAACGCTCCTTAAAATTCTCACGTTCTAATTGAGCGAATACAGATAGAATACCAATCATCGCACGACCGAAAGATGTAGAAGTATCGAATGATTCTGACAGACTAATTAAATTTGTATCGTGTGGCAACAGGTAATCTTCAATGATGTTAAGCGTATCTTTTTGTGAGCGTGAAAGCCTATCGAGTTTATAGACTAGAATGTTTGATACTTGATTGCGTTTAACTGATTCCAACAACTGAGTGAGTGCAGGTCTATTCATATTGCTACCTGAATATCCCGGATCAGTAAAGACTTTAATATTGCTCAATGTTTTAGCTTCTGCATAAGCACGCAGTTTACTCTCCTGTGCAGCGAGAGAGAAGTTGTTATCTGCCTGTTCCATCGTAGATACACGTAAATATAGTGCAGTGTACATAGTATGACCTCCTAAAAAAGAAAAGGGTAACGAGTACCCTTACTTGTAATAGTTATTTGTAAATTCTAAGATGTGTTGCTTCATTTCATCTTCTGTAATCTTTCCATCTTTATGCGCTTGCTGACATTCTTTAATAACTGTGATTAAGTCGTCTTCTTTTGGTTTATCCTTTAATGCTTTGCCGACTTTATATGCGCCGAATACAGCAGGTGTCCATACAGCAGCAGTTGTTTTAAGTCCTACTCTAGTCATTGAATTACCTGTGCGTTGTAGTTTCTCGCCTGTCGTCGTTGTTTTCTCTGCTACTTTTCCCCAGAATTCCGACTTCTCTATCATCTTCTTGAACTTATTTATAGACTTCTCAATCTTTTTGCGTTCTTTAGGCGCTTCTGTTTCTTCTAATTGTGCTTGCAACATTTCAATTTCATCAAACCATTTTTTATTTATTTCATTTACTTCTATTTCTTCGAACTTTTTTCTAGCCATTTTGCCATCCCCTTTATTTTTATTTATATCTATAATAAAGATTGTGAGGGACTAGCCCTCAACAATCAAGTAATTAATAAAATTTTTGAACTGAAATCACTCTACCGATACATTTAACTGTATCATCGTTTGTGTAAATCTGTGGTAAGTGTTCATCGTTGTGTGATTCAGGTAATAGGATGATTTTATCATCTTTATATTTGATGCGTTTTACAGTAGCGTTATAACCGTTTACCATCACTACACCAATCTGACCATTCTCGATAGGACAATCTTTTTCGACAAGTACGAGGTCGCCTTCTTTGAACTCCTTATCCATTGAATCTCCTGAAACACGTAAGTAGAACACTTCTTTGTTGCGCTCTGAAAGATAAGCTGGTATGTATGCATATTCTAAAATGTTCTGTTCTGAGTAGATAGGGATACCTGCACTGATTTGAGATACCACAGGGACTTTTTTAGCTTCGATTGTTTCGATGGGTTTAGTTCCCTTACTCAAATCTTTTTCCATTAGATCATCGATACTCACATTAAAAATTTTAGTAAGTTGATTTAACACTTTGATTTTAGGTGTGTATTTTCCTTTTTCCCACTCACTTATTGAAGAAGCACTTTTTCTCCCTAACATTTCAGCTAATTCCGATTGCTCGAGATTGTGTTTTTCTCTTAGATACTTCAAGTTTTGACCAAACATTTTTATCACTCCCTTCTTCTTTCTACCTATATAGTATCATATTTTCCGAAAATAAGAAATATAAAACTAGAAAATAATTTCGGGAAAAATGATATAAAAGTGTTGACTTCGGAAAAACCGATATGTTAAGATGTAATCAAGTTAAACGAACGACAGCTACATAGAACACATGAGAGCGAGAGTAGGCGATGATATGAGCCACGTCATAATACATTAGAAGGTCATTGCGATGATCGTGTGTTGTATGTAGTTGTTGTGACTACAGAAAGGAGAAGTGGATGAACATGAATGAAGACATCGTTTTAACGCTTGAACAATGGCGTAAGTTAAAAGGTTTCACTCAGGAATCTTTAGCTAAAGCATCAGGAATTACAGCTAGAACAATCGGTAATTATGAAAAGGATGTAAAGTTGTTAGAGAACGCTCAATATTCAACAATCAAAACTATTGCAGATGTGCTAGAAATCAAAGTATCAAATATTTTTTTAGACAGCACTTCGGAAAAACCGAAACTGACGATAGGAGGATAGAAAATGAAAGTCACATGCTATGACAAAGATGGAAACGTAATCGATCCAGCACAAGTGAAAGTACCTAAAGAGATTAAGGAGCAGATAAGAAGAATATTTAATGGGAGGTAACATTATGAAACTAATAATCGCAACTACAACTGTACTACTCGCTATAAGCTACATCATCACATTAGTAAGCGACCACCTCGCACCACTCGAAACAATCGGACTATTCATCGTATTATCATGTGCAGCATTACTACTCGTAATCAATAGTGAGTTCGTTGAAAGCGATAAATAAGATTAGTCATATTATCGTTTTAACGTACCGTAGAGGCGAAGTAAAAAAGTTCAAGAGGGATTTATCCTATTACACGAAAGATGACGATATACGAGTGCTACACAGCAAATTCGATGATAGTGGTGGCGTGATTAAATTTCAATACATTCGATAAAGGGGGGATGAGATGATACCAGACAATGAAATGATGCGAGATGTGATGGAAGAAATATATTATTCGTATGAAGATGATGAGAGTTACGTAATAGTCGAGCGAGAAGAAGAAGAAGAGGAGGAGGAGTAAATGGTCAAATCAATATTTCTGCAAGATGGCGAAGAGATATTCGTCGATGATGAGGATTATGAAAGAGTTAATCAGCACACGTGGTGTAAAAGTTATGTAGGAAACCATAGGATAATAGTGTCATTTGTAGAAGGCAAAAACGCATCGCTACAAACCTTTATAGAAAAAGGTTGTTTCCAACAAATAAAAAACAATGACTTTACTAGAAAAAACTTAACGACTAAAGGTAATAATCAACGTTGGTCGAAAGCAAAACCAAACAGTTCTTCAAAATATAAGGGGGTTGTTTGGGATAAAACAACAGGGAAATGGCGAGCAAGCATCAAATTAGATGGCGTATCTAAACATTTAGGTCGTTACCTCAACGAAGATGAGGCAGCAAAAGCATATAATCAAGCAGTTTTGGAATATTGGGACGGCGAAGGTTACATGAATGTAATTGGCGAGGATAATAGGAATGTTTCGAGGGGATGCAATTCACGAAAATCAACTAAAAGGAGAAAAAACAAAAGTGGATTCAGAGGTGTTTACGTCTCTTTTAAAAAATTTTCATCGCATATTATATTTGATTCTAAAACTCGTTATATTGGCAACTTCCCTACAACACATCATGCAGCGCTCGCTTATAACAAATGTGCAATCTATTTGCACGGCGATGACGCGATCCTGAATGACGTACCAATGACGGACGAACTCAAAGCGTTTATCGAGAATTGGGAAATACCACAGAAGATTTTAGACATAAAAAAATAACACATACAGTTAAGTATGTGCGAATAAGTTACTAGACATTTCTTATTCTAACACATTTCGTAGCTGTAGGAAATGGAGAAATTATGTTAGACAACAATATTCAATTATTAATCTTAGCAGAATTACATCAAGCAGTGAGAGAGTTCAATAACAGTGAAGTATCAATCAACGATTTACCCTACAACGACGTAATCGAATTTTGGCACTATAACGATGAATATGAAAACAATGCGAAATACATTTGGATTCATACAGACACAGATGATTACGACACAGCACGTAAGAAAGTTGAAAAGATGCTGCGTGTTGTTAGAGGAGAAGAGTTCATCGAGGACGGTGAGTTTGAATGATGGTCGAAAAATCTGTATTCACTTATAAAACTCATGGTTTCACAAAGTTTGTTGAAATGTTAAACGATCATTGGACTTTGAAGATTGTATCAAATAAGGATAGCGAACTGATTTACGAAGGCAAATTCTACTCGATAGAAGATACTCATTATTTAAACGATGACGTAATCGTAGCACTTGATGAATATTTAATGACAGTAACAGACGAACTCGCACAGATAGGTAGCTACTTACTAGGTTGGAGGTTATCAGAATGAGCAACGTTGAGAAGAAAATCGAAAGAGCGATTATTGATTACTTAAAATCATTCGAGAACAGTTGGGTGTTTAAAGTACATGGTGGCAGTCAATTTCAACGTGCTGGTGTACCTGACATTCTCGCTTGTGTAAATGGTCGATTTGTAGCAGTTGAAGTTAAACGTCCTAAAGGTGGCGTTATCGCACCATTACAGCAAGAGAATGTTGATTGGATTAATAGAGCAGGAGGTGTCGCACTTGTCGCAACAAGCGTCGATGAAGTTGAATTCGAGCTTACTCGAAACGGTATCATCAAAACTCATTCTTAAACCAACACAAGCAGAAGTGATTAGAGAGGCGAACAAGAACGTACTTTATGCACTAGGTACTTCAAGTGGTAAAACATTAATCAGTTTACACCACTACATGAAACACAACGAAGGAGAACCCCTTCTTATCGTAGCACCACCAGTGAAGATATTAGAGGGTGGCTGGGATAGAGAAATAAAGTTCGTAGAAGAACGTTATGGCATAACGATTGATTACGTCACATTAAGTTATGGCAAGTTAAGACAGAAGGACGTATGGCAAGAATATAAGAATATGTACGTCATATTCGATGAATGCCAGGCGATTAAAAATCCGACTTCAAACACAGGGAAGTTTGCAAGAAAACTCATTGATCATAGTACAGGTTGGTGCATGTTAAGTGCCACACCAATGTCAAACGGTTGGGGAGACAGCATGAACTACTTCATCATCAATGGTTACGTTAAGAATAAAACACAGTTTGAACGTGACTACGCTATTAAAGAGATGAAGCGTAAAGGGAACGGACAGCAGTATCCAGTGATTACAGGATACATCAAACAGGATGTATTAAAGCAGTGGTTCAACTCATTCACAGTTGAGCGACCAACGGATTACTTTCACGATTTACCCGAGATACAGTTCGAACAGGTCTACCTGCCAATGAGTAAGACGTACAAGACTGTTATGAAAGATAGAGTATTGAAAATTGAAGATGATGAAGGTAAAGAAGAAATCATACTTTTTGATACGCAACCAAAACTACAAGCAGGACTTAGGTATCACACGAATCAAGTGAAGAAGTTAGAGTGGCTTGAAATGTTACTCGATGGAACAGATGAAAACGTACTTGTGTTCTACCACTTTACAAAAGAGAAGGACGATATAAAGGCGCTAGCAGAAAAACTAGGTAAGACCATCTTCGAAGTTAGTGGTCAAGAAAAAACAATGCCTGATCATGAAACGTGGGACGACTTAAAGAACAGTATTACCATCGTGCAGTATCAAGCAGGTGGTTCAGGAATTGAACTTCAATATAACTCGCTGTGTGTGATTTATACACCAACATATTCGTACCAAGATTATGTACAGGCACTAGGACGAGCGCAGCGTGTAGGCATGAAGAAACGACTTACAGTCTACCAGCTGAAAACACGTGGCACTGTCGAGATGAAAGTATATCAGGCATTAGAAGATAAGAAAGACTTCACAGAGAAGTTGTTCGATGAATATATGGAGGGGACATGATGGAAAAAGAATTCAAGTATTCAACAACGCCAAAAGTTTCTTACTATTACTCGCTAAAAGACACTAACCCTACATTATTCGTAGGTGGTCATAGTGATTATAAAACGCAATATAGCACATCAAGACAAGATGCGAAGTTATTTAAAGGATTTGGAGAAGGGGACAATCAACCTTCACTAGAAACGCATGATATATGGCGACACACAGAAGTTACAGAGTATGAACATAAACTACTTGATGTATCTGAACTTGACGATGAGGAGGAAAAAGAGTGACAACACAACAAACACAACAAGCACAACAAGCACAACAAACACAAACAAAACCGACACAGACACCTGCAGCACCACAACAACAATCAGCACTCAAAGCATTAGGTGTTAAGAACTTAGCGAAACAGAACAATGAGAAGTATTACAAATTCGTTGTGTATGGTCGCTTTGGTACAGGGAAGACAACAGCACTCACGAGAGAGAATAACGCTCTTATCTTAGACATCAATGAAGATGGAACGACAGTCGCACAAGATGGTGCAGTTGTTGAAGTAAGAGATTGGGAGCATTTAGAAAATGTTATCAAATATCTACCACAGATTCTTAAAGAACTGAGAGATAACGATAAGCAGATTGACATCGTAGTTATTGAAACAGTGCAGAAACTACGTGACATTACGATGGATAGCATCATGAGAGGTAGTAGTAAGAAACCATCGTTCAACGATTGGGGTGCTGCTGCAACAAAGATTGTTCGCATGTACAGATTCATCGGTAAATTACAGCAAGAACACAAGTTTCACTTCGGTATCACAGGTCATGAAAAGTTAAATACTGAAAAGGACCAAGACGGAGCGACAATTAATGCGATGGTCAGTATCGAAGCACAAGACCAAATTAAGAAAGCGATCGTATCACAGGCTGATGTACTTGCCAGGGCATCAGTAGAAGTGACTGAAACAGATGGTGTGACAACACCACACTATTATTTATCAGTTGAGCCATCAGAACTATATGAAACGAAGATTAGACACTCGCCAAATGTGCCGATCAACAACAAACGATTTGAAAATGCAACACTATCGATGTTAGTTGATGCAATCAGAAATGGTAACTAAGTAATTAGTCACTCAGCCACTAGACAAAACTAACTCAGGCTTTCAGCCAAATAAAAACTAAGGACGGTATATAAATTATGAAAATGACAATCAACTTTACAGACGCAAAAGAATTCGGAGCATTCTTGCCAGCAGGGAAACACACAGTGAAAATCAAAGCAATCAAAGCAGAAAGCACTAAAAATGGTTACCCTCAAGTACACATCACATTCGCAGATAAAGAAGATAGAGAGTTTACACATTACCAATCAGCAGATTTTGAACAAGGGTGGGTACGCAATTGGTTCTACAACTTCTGTAAGAATGCAGGATTGCAAGTAGAAAAAACGAACTTCACATTCGATACAAACGACTTAATCGGTAAACCATTATTTGTAGATATTCAACGTGAGTACAACGACTACAGCGATAAGTTTGTGAACAGATTGAAATACACTGCGAAATATGAAAAAGAGAAAGAAAGCAACTGGAACGAAGAGTATCCAATTTCTCCTGAAGAACAAGCACATAAAGCGAAAGAATCAAATAACAATGCACAGTCAACTAATCCGTTTGCACAACCTGCAGCTACAGATAATCCGTTTGCACAAGCAACTACAGACACTGCAGACAGTACAGAAGATTATCCATTCTAATACACAACATCATAAGACTAGGGTAACACCTAGTCTTTATTTATAAAGTAGGTGCATTAATGATTGAACTAGATCACGACAACAACATTAGTATTACTATCTTTGAGAACGAGTACAACACAACACCTGTACAGAATACAGACACGACAGTGTCAT